TTATTTAACGTGCAACGCCACGGATTGAATATTATGATTCAAAAATAATAGGTGGTAGTAGGCGGGAATCGAACCCGCATGAACATTGACTTTTCCCGTTTATAGACGGATGTTTGTTCGCTGACCTTCACTACCATTTGGCAAAGGAAGTAGGAATCGAACCCACGCCTTCGGTTTTGGAGACCGACGTTCTACCATTGAACTATTCCAATATGGCTGAACGGGTAGGATTCGAACCTACGATACCGACATTAACAGTGTCGTGCCTTACCGCTTGGCTACCGTTCAATAAAAAAGCGATAACCCGTAACACCTAGTTACGAATTACCGCTTCCCATTTCCTATATACTAAGACATTAATAGATACGCTTATACAAGTGTTTTCCAATAAAAAAGTAATTATTTTTTATATTTAGCTATCTTTTCCCGCGATTCCTTACGTTGTTCTTCGGTTAATACTGATTCGTCACGGATAGGGAATACAGTATGTTTACAATTAGGGTGGAAAATCTCATTCGAACGGCGTAATTCTTGATACGTCGGATAACCCTTCGTTTCCCCGTTCATTGAAATAACCATACCTTCATATTTTCTACATTTATCCTTCGCCCCGTGGGAACTAACTACGGCTAGGTCGTACCCGTCGTCGATTGCCTTAGTTCTCATTCCTTCGAATCTAGCTTGTTTGTACTTGGTACGAACTACCATATCTACATATCTATTTAACTCCCATTGTCGCCCCTTCTTGTCTACGATACCGACGAATCCTTCTTCCTTGATGGTTTTAGATAAGCCTTGTTTCGTAAGTTCTTCTATGATTCCCTTAGACATTATCTTACGCCCTCTAGCCCGTGCCATATCGACTTTCATTTGTTCTTGAACTACACGTCTAACAATTCGTTTAGTACGCTTAGAAGTCAATTCCGTAGCCGATAGAAGGTCGTCGAACGTGTCCGCTAAGATAGAATCAATAGTTTCCTTTGCAAGTTGGGAAAATGCTATACCTTCGGTAGCTTCTGCAAGTGAATTGTATTCACCCGCTGAATACGATAGAATCGCTTGTCCTTCCTTGAAGTTAGATAAGATTCCTTCTTCGATAGTAGCTTGAACTTCGGCGTTAAGCCCCGACAAGATATAATCAATTTGACGTAGCATAGACGCTTGTTGATTTACCTTCATCGGGTCGCCGTTATTCTCTAGTAAGCTAAGAAGCTGAATTATAATCAACTCCCTAGCCCTTACATAGCCCTTTAGGACGTTCTTAACTTCTTTATCATAGGAAGGTTCGGGAACTTTACGAAAAGCCATCTATACCCCTCCTAGTCCTTGTCGTTAGTTTCTTCGTCCTCTACTACTTCTTCCGTTTCTTCCTCCGCGTCCATTTCCTCATTAAAGATAGAAGGATTAGCGAACGTTGGGGCGTTAGCTTCTTCTTCCTCTTTGATACGTTCCATTTCTGCTTCGGCTTGTTCTTCCGTCATATCATCGAGATACATTAAAGCCCGTTTTTGTGACATTGTGATAGCCCCGCCCGTACGTGTAGAAACAATGTTAGCCATTTCCATTTCGTCTTTAGGTAATCCATCACGGAAGTTAATTAACGGTGTGAAGAATTCGTAATCCGCTTTCCCTACCGCTTTTTCTAGCAATTGTGCAAGCATGAATACACGCTTTAACCCTTTATTGTAGTATTGACGTTTACGGTTAACCTTCGCTAAAAGTGAGTTCATACGCCATTTAATAGCAAGCCCCGAACTTCCACTAGTACCCGCGTCGCCCATACCGATAGCCACTTCGGGAATTTCCGCAAGTGTTAACAAATATTGAACCAATTTATCCAATTCAGTAAAGGCGTTTTGTAGTTGCCCGTCCCATGTGATATATTCGGGCTTAACGTCGTCTTTACCCATAGTTTCGAACACCTTGTCAAGTCCTACACGGAATGTAGGATTTCCGTCCGCGTCCTCTTGTAGAGAACCCGCAGGAACGCTGATAGCAGGGTCACTATGCTTGTCAAGAATTAAAGCGATTTGACTTAAACGGTTATTGATTTCGTCCATGATAGGGCGAAGTTCTGTAATGTCGTCGATACCTTCCCACGAATCGTCCGTAGCATAGTTAGGAACGTGAACGATTAAAGGCATAGGGACACCCGTTTCTACCGTGCGTCTATCCTTCGTGAATTCCCCCGAAATCTTGAAGCTAGTTACTTCACCGTCCGCGTTATAATTAAGTGGTCGCATTTCATAAGTAGCGTATTCGATACGCCCCGCGTAATGAGATTCCACAAACAAGTTCCATACTTCCTTCGATTGGTCGGGTTGTGTAGGAATAGCAATGTGATAAGCTACAATCTTATTCGCGTCCCCTACTGAATGTTCGGGGAATACATATTCCGCGTTTTGTTGGTCGATAATGACACGGTACGGGTCAAACTCCTTCGGTAGTTGTCCGCCTTCGGCTTGACCGTATCTTACTTTGAAGAATGAATCTCCACGATAAGAGTTAGATAACGCCGATTCATAGTTAACTATTGAAATGTCGTTTTGGTCTACCCATTCGTCTAGTCGTTCTTGTTCCTTCGAATTGTCGCCCTTGCCCGCACTAAATGAAGCCGTTTCACCGAATAGAAAATCCGCTGATTTCTTCGCAATAAGTGAAGGGAAGTTAATAGAGACATAAAGCATGTTCTTTTGTTCCCTAGTTAATGAATTGTTGTATCGTCTGAATACGTCGTAGTGATTCCCCTTGAACAATCGTTTATTTTCTCTATAACGGATAATCCGTTCTTCGTGTTCCACAGGTGGAAAATATTCACCGATTCCGAAGTAACTCATTTAATTTCCTCCTTTTGAATATTAATTTTCAATAAAACAAAAAACCCACGGGATTAAAGCCCCGTAGGTTTCTGTAAAAATGTTCTTCGACGATTGCCCCCGCATAGTTCCACGCAGGAAGCCAACGCGTCGGGTAAATCGTCGTTATCGTGGTTTAAAAATTGTTGAAGTTGTTCGATTAGAAGCCTTTGACTTCGCTTCATTCGGATAGTTCCGTTTTCGAACAATGGTTCAAGTTGCATAATACGTTCTTCTTTTTTACCTCTAGGATTAACCGCCTTGAATCGTGTCTTATAAAGCCCTCGCTTCGTAGCGTTGTCCCGAAGTTGACGGAACATATCATATTGTGCTTGAACGGTTTCAACTCCGAAGATTTTATGTCCGTATTCCGCTATCTTTTGTTCTGATACGCGTAAGGCTTCGTGCATAGGCACTTTCTTAGCCCATGCGTCAAGAACATAAATAACACCCGTACGTCTATCCCGTCCGAGTGTGATAATTGCGTTATAGTCACTATTCGCGTTCTTACCGATTGCAATATCCCAAAAACCGTATAGGTCAAGGGGTAAAGGTCTACCGTTCGCGTCGAATAGGTCTTTATCGTCATAGTATAAGAAGTAATGACTTTTAAAGATTGCCGTTTCATCGTCAATAGGCTTGTTCAAGAACTCACTTCCGAAGGCACGACTACCAATATTTACCTTCTCCATCATTAGACGGTAATACGGAAAACGGTCATTCCATAAAGTGGATACGCCCGCGTCCATTTCTTCTTTATTGACACGATAGAATTCTTCCGCTTCCACCATTCGATTAGTGTTATCTTGATTACGATAAATCGCTTCGAATTCTTCCCAAAGGTCTTGTCGTTCGGGTTCGGATACAATCGCCGAAAATATCTTCCCGTCGAAGTCCGCCCTTTTGAGTACCGAAGGAAGCAAGCCCGTAGCGTGAACCAACGTCCCCATGTAAATTATTGCCGTTCGTCTAGGGTCGCCCATCGGCATAACTACTTTATTGAACCATTCTTCGTTTTTAGTTCGTAGTTCTAAAGTATTAGTATTCTTGGAACTTTCGAGGTCATCTAGGACTATTAGGTCAGGACGATAGGACTTGTAACGGGAACCCCTCAATTGACCGCCGATAGAACTAGCTTGTACATAACAACCGTTAATAGTTTCGAACGCGTCCGCATTGTCTTTAAGGTCTTTGGCTTCCTTTGTGTTAGTAAGTTCGCCGAAATCCTCGCGTAGTTTCTGATTAAATTTAAGTTGGTCGTTAACCCACTCTACGAACTTCCTAGACATTGACAAAGTTTCCGAAACTATGATAATGTAACGTCGAAGC